CTCATCAATAGTTGCTTTTATATCGTTGCTCATACTATTCTTTTAGTTGTGTCGTCTATAATTTCAAACTGCCCAATTATAACTGTAGTTATCGCTCCAGCAGGTGATTTTATTTGTATATCATATTTATATATATTTGGCTCAATAGCCATTTCACTAGCTGTTGCAGTTAATAAAGTTTTTCCATTTGTTGGATCACTATGAGTTGTCCAAGATTTAGCAAAAATAGCGGAACTATCATCAATGCTTTCATCATCTAAATTTTTAATAGTAAAAAACGCCGTATATCCAGTTAAATTGAAAGGAGTACCGTCACTATATTCAATTGTAATAAGCCTAGATAAATTATCTCCTCTTATATGATTTAATTGACTTCCTGATAAATTGTTCATATTATATTACATTAAAAAATCTTAAAGCTATATCTATTGTTACCGCTCCAATCATAGCCCATAATAGCTTGGTAAAATTATCAAAGCTCCTTTTCATCATATCCACCTGAGTAGTCAATGTATAGATTGTACCTTCATTGTCTTTATTCCCAAATAGTTTATCATCTAGGCTTTCTAAAGTCCTTTGTATAGTCTCAATCATACCTCTCAACAGTGTTATGTCATTGTAATGTCCTCTAACTTGCATAGCTATATCTCTTAAAACTCTAACCACAATATTAACCTTTTCCTCAGTGGTGTGCTGACTAGGATTGTCTATGATTGAGTCTAGCTTTTCAATATGCTCTGTCTTCATACTACTTTATAAAGTCTTTAGCTGTAATTCGCCCATAAACTGCCACTGCAGAGGTGATTAAGGTTATGATAGCTGTATCATCTACCCCACCACCTAATAGAGCTGATTGGACTAATTCTAAAGCCGATATAACTAAAGTGATTATACTAGCTATTATTGTTTTTGATTGGTACCATTTCTTGTTATTCATAGTGTTGTTGTTATATTCTATAAGTTATTTTATTGGTAACTCCCCTATTTGCCCCCAATCCAAAATTAGCAGCATCAAATCTAGCCGTATTAAGAGTTGTGCTAATAAAATGGATACAACTAATTCCCACATTATCTACTGCCCCACCACCAAATCTTTGATTATTTCCAGCAGGTGTTGCACCAAAAGGAATTGTTGCTCTTAATTCTGTACTAGCAGTCCCACCTGTAGTCCCCAAAGCAAATAGTTCTAAACTTAAATTATCCGAAATAATTTTATACGCCGAAGTAGTTGTCGTAACTGAAGTCCAAGTCATAGACCCACTAGCTGAATATGTTGGAGTATAAGTAAGCCACCTCGTCTCATAAATAGGCTCTTGTATAAGATTAGCATTGGTAAAGGCAGGTACAGACCAGTTAAATGAAGCTGTAGCAGATAGGGTAGCAGCAAATCTTCCTATGTTGACATAATTATCTCCAGCAGCTGCATTAGTTATGGTAGATATTCTAGCATACTTCTCATTGGTGGTCGTGACTGAAAAATCTGAGTATAGTTTGGCATAGGGGATACGAGCATATCCTAAGGTTATACCATCTGTAGCATTGTATCCAATATAAGCAAAATAGTCTATTTCTCTAGTAGCTAACTCAGCACTTCCAGAAGCAAACCAGTTAGTCCCAGCATTAGCAGCAATAGATAGTGATGATGTTATCCACCTTAGGTTATTCCCAATCCATATCCCAACAGGGTTTGTTGTGGTTGGGGCTACTAATGATGTAGGGCTTGTACTTATAGCTACAGTTAAATTGTTTGAGGCTACAGTTGCTCTTATATATCCATTTATAAGCCCTTGATTTCTCGCTCCGGTGGGTGCTACAAACACAGACCTTCTTGTGTCTGTAATATTAGCATTGGTAATTGTAGTCACAGATATTCCAACAGCTATTTCAGCTAATTTATAGTGAGAAGCTGGTGTTGCGGGTACGGCTGGTGATCCTGATGGAGTTCCAGCTACAGCTACAATACTTGCAACCTGTGTAGATGCATCTACTTTTAGACAGATTATATCTATTCTTGCCTGTACTCCAGAAGCTCCAATAGTTACAGTTTCATTGGCGTCTGAATAAAACTCATACATTACATTGGCATTGCTACCTGATCCATAAAAATACCCAGTCCCAGGAGCTACTACCACACTCATCCCAGGAGTACCTGATTGGGTGACTTTCATTCCATCAAAAGCTACACCTTTGTTTATAATAAAATTTCTATTAGTACGAGATAAATCCTCTGCTGAAGTTGTATATGTATCTCTGTAGCTTACATCTATTGCCATATATCTATATTATTACTTAATAGATATAGTTTACCATCTGTTGCCTACCAGGTTGTCAAATCTACTCTTCTCCAAGTGTTAGTTGCTATACATATATACAAATGAGTGGTATTAGCTGCTATTTCACCAGTTGTTCCACTTGATGTAGTAGTTGCGGGAACTGATACAAAAACTATTTGTTGAGCCTGTAAAGCTGTTAAAAAAGGAATATTTATAACATTTGTCCAACTATCCCAAGTTATATCCATTTGAGCAGTTATATCTCCACTAGGATTATTTGTATATAATCTAATAAGATCTTTTCTTATTTCTATTCCAGAAGCATTAGGCCCTAAAACAGGTTCTCCTACTGATACATTATCACCAGCTACATTAGCTCCCGTATTTGTAGCAATAGTCCTTTGCTGTCTTTCTAAATCACTTACTCTTTGCTGTAAGTCTTTTATTGTTTGGATTAAATCTTGTTCTTGTATACTTGTGCTCATATATTTTATATTATAGGTGATATTGTTAACTTTATGCTTTCCTCTCCTGCATTTGAAACTCTAACATCTATGCCATATATTCTCATAGTGGTATTTATATCTACATAACCATATTTTATTCTAATTGGCACTATATCCCCTACATCGTACTTACCAAAATCATTATAGGCATTATTAAGAGTTATATCATAAATTGGTTGTTCTGTCTTGTGGACTCTAATATATTCATCTGCCTTCTGGTCTAATGTAGCTTGCTCTGTTACCGATTTGTCTTGCTTTCTACCTTCTAATAATCCTACTGCATTAATTAAAACATTGTCAGTTTGTGTAGATGTAAGCCTTGCATCTCCTAACCCTTGTCCTTCTACCACTATGCTGTTAAACATATCTGATAAAGTCCTTTTTCTGCTCCAAGATTGTATATTATTTTTTAACCCCTCACCATATTCTAATCTAAAATCTGTGATTGTAGATCCTCTCTTAGCATATACATTAAATACACCTAAAGTATTTATTTTTATACTAGGAGTTATAAGAAAGTCAAACCCATTGATTACCTCTGTTAATTGGATAATCTTTTCACCTATACTCTCATCAAAATACTGTCTATCTCTATTCTGAGTAGTCTCTATTGTCCCCTGTGTCAGCCCTAAATTACCACCTGTAAGCCCTTGTGTAGTGTTAATCAACCCCCAAGCTATAGTCCCTGCATCTGTAGCGGTATACGTGTTAGAAGTATACCGTTTTTCACTTAATATATGGAATATCTCTGTGCATTGTATAGTCACATCCCCATCATCACTAGCACCCTCTTGTATTTCCCATACTACCCCCGCCCATATTAAAACATTTTCTCTATATATAAGCAGTCTTGTCACCCCAAGGTATATATCAAATCGTTGTAACCTTTCAACTGTGATAGGTACAGTAAAACTAGCCTTACCTGCTCGGTTAAGCTGATAAGAATATTGTCTATTCATCACCTCTGGGAAGATTTCTTTCTGCCCAGTTCTATAATCCCATAAGATATATTTATATTCCGACATAAGTGTTATACCAAGTTATTATTGCCTTAGTGTCTGAAGTAGCTCCACTATCTACATATAATGCAAGATTGTTATTTCCAGGAGCTAAAGTAATAAAGTTAGAGTCAGATGTTACAAATTGATAAATAGATACACCTTGCTGAGTGACTGTTTGTGTAGATCCAAACACTTCTATAATTTGCGCAGCGGTTAAAGTTAATCCGTCCACCTTAAAGATATCCCCAGTTGTTTGATTAAGAATAGTAAACCCTTCACCAGGGCCTATAATCTGTATATCTACTGTAGCATATCCATTCCCAGCATTGGCTAAAGTTCCTGACCCTGATACAGTTCCTAGTAAGACAGGCAATGTCCAAGGCAAAACTGCCCCTGTCGGCACTCCTGCTTGTTCAAGAGTAATAGAGTTTAAGTTTCCATTAGTAATCGTTCCAGAAGGCACATATATTGAGAAACCTATAGTCTGATATGCTCCTGTCCTCTCACCTTCATTGACACCAGTTCTAAGATATCCCTCAAAAGTATAAACTTGACTATCCTCAGTGGTATAAGCAAAACTTACTATCTGATTAGTGTTTGGATATATAGCTTTTAATAAAGCCTGTCTTTTGATATAAAAGTCATCTATATCTGTACCTCTGACCGCTATATCTATGCTTATCACCTTACTATGAGTGTAATTGGATACAAACCCTGCCTTATTGCTTTGAGGTATGTTATATGAGGCAAATTCAAGCCCACTAATTAGAAGCCCCTCTATATTGGCTAAATGATACTGACCTCCTATTGTAGCTGTAATTCCATTAAATGCTAAAGTTTCCATATTATGATAATCTTAATTTTTGTGCCATATAAGAAGCCCCTAATTCCCAGTCTACTCCACTCTTAATATTCATAGTCTCAATGGTAATACCACCACCCCCAGCTGTCATCTTTCGGCTTTCTTCATTAGTAAACACATCAGTCCCTTTAGGTAGATTGACAAGTTCTGGGCCTCTCTCACCTACTACAGCTAATCCTCCAGAGAAGTTTCTAACACCATCAGCAAATCCTGGTATTTTGCCTTTCAAAAAGTTTCCTAATCCAGGTATATTTCCTAACCCTTTCATTTTGTCCATTATATCTGTTAATGCTTTGGGCATTCTAATATTTCCTAATGCTTGGATAAGTCCAAATACAGAGTCTTTTAATTGATTAAATCTATCTTTTACCCATTGTATTTTATTTCCTAAAAATGTCCCCTCAGCAGTAAGTGAACTCCAGTTTCTCCATAGAGTGTACCCTATAGCAATTAAGGCGGCTATTGCAATAACAATCCAACCTATTGGACTTGTGATAAAAGCCAAGACAGCTGCAAATCCACCTGTTAAAGCTGTAGATATTGCAATCATTGTGTTATATGCCAACAAAGCTCCTCTAACAATACTTAAACTAATTACAAAAGATCCAAGTGTCACCATTACTACTTCAATAGCTATTTTATGTTGATTGTACCAACTAATTAAATTTTCAATAGTTGTTCTTAAATTGTTTATAGCCGTAACAATATTGTTATTTATATCCTGACCTACTTTTGCCCAATTTATTGCTCCAAGTCTTTCATTAAGATAATTAACACCTTTCTGTACAAGAGATAATAAGCTACCCTCTACAATAGTTCCATCTTCAGCAAGCCCTACTAACCCTGCAGCCATATTGCTTATATTGTCCATCAAAGTTGAGAATGTACCATTTAGAGTTTGTGCTCCTTTATCCATCCCCTTGTAGAATAATCCTCCTTCACTGGTGGCAGTTTTAAAAGCATCAGCTACCATTTCCGTGGTTATCTTTCCTTCTTCCATCTCTTTCTTAAGAGTTTTCATAGATTTCCCAGTCTTTTCAGATATAATCTGCAATGGGTTAAATCCCTGATTGATCATCTGAAGCAAATCCTGCCCCATTAATCTTCCTGTAGATTGTACCTGTGAAAAAGCTAATGTTAATCCTTGCAATTTTTCTTTATTTCCCAAAGATATATCTCCAAGCATTTTAAGATTTTTTTGACTATCTTCTACAGATATTCCAAAAGATAACATTGTTTGAGTAGCTTTAGCTAAATCTCTAGTTTCAAATGGAGTAGTAGCACCCATCTTTTTAAGATCCATAAATACTTTACGACCTTTTTCTGCACTCCCTGTAAGAGTTTCAAAACTAGCAGATAATGATTGTAATTCTCCAGCTGTTTTAATTCCAAAAGTAGCAAATCCAACTCCAGCTACTCCTATTATTTTACTAGCATTAAGAGCCGCAGTCCCTATCCTAGCAAAAACTGCCCCTATTCTTTTTCCAGCATTATTAAGTCCACCAGTAAACCCTTCTACTTTATTTTGTGCCTGTTGCAAACCTTTATTAAGACCTGAGAAGTCTCCATCAAATTGTGCTACTACTGCTCCTGCTGATAATGCCATATATATGTTAATTTATTACTTATATCTTACCATCTGTTGCCTATCTACTCCCTAGCAGTCCTTTCAATCTATCCAAATTCTTTTCTATATCTTGCGGTTTTGCCTGTTTATTTTCTAGCTTCATCTTGATCCTCTTAAACTCATTAGGTAGCTTCCTAGCCTCACTTGCCTTTATGTGTGGATTAGTTGCAATAGCTAATAATATCTCATATTTAGAGATTTCATCTACCGCTTTAATCTTTTGTCTTTTCTGAGTTTGTTTATAAAAAAACAATGCCTCTGGGATAGTCAGTTGCATTGTCTCTTGTTTTGAATACGAATAGTTATGAGCCATAAACTCATAGGTAAAAGTCATCAAGCTAGGAGGATATTCCTCTACTTCTGGCTCTGAAACTTTTGGCTGATTTTGGTAAATAAACCCAGCAGTTCTTGCACTCCGTTAGCTTCTAAGATTTCATCCACTAACTTAGTCAACTCTACAAGGTTCATCTCTTTGATTTGCTCTTCTGTGTAAGTTTTTCCACTTAGGATAACTAATACAGGGATAGCCTTTTCAAGATTACCTAGAATTGTAGCCATAGTTGACTGTGCTACATTCTCTGGATCTATTTGTGAAGATAACTCAAGAATTGGTTGTAATTCCTGAGTTAAATCTAATACTTGTGATATTGTTAATGCTTTAATTGCCATAATTTATGATTAAGCTGGTGTTCCGATATATCCTAGTATACCATCTGTATTTGTAGCGTCAATAAGAGCCATAAATTCTACTTCTATTTGACTTCTGTCATTTGACCAAGAAACTTCAATTGTCTCAGAAGATACAACTGCTTTGTGTAAAGTTATATCTGAACTTAGATCACTTCCTTTAATAACAGGGTGGACAACTAATTTTTTAGCTAATGCTCTGGTTGAAGCTCCTACAGTCTCTCCAATCTTTAATTTCCCTCCAGCTGTATCTGCAGTTTGTATTATGTTTTGTAATACTGAGAAGCTATATTCTGACATAGGAACTGTAACTTTTAATTGTCGTCCTACCTCAATCATATCAAAAGGAGTTTCTACTCCATAAGTATCAGATGATTGCATAACTCTCTGAGTTATAACCTCTAATCTTACTTCTCCTTCGGTCTCACCTAAAGATGTTCCTCCCCAAGTGACTGTAGCGTATCCAACATTGATGTCTTGTAATGCCATATTCGTATAAATTAATTATATTCTTATATTACCATCTGTTGCCTAATTTTTTATTTCAAGCACATAATTCCCTGTAAACACTGCTCGACCCGTTTCATCTTCCCCTATATCTGTAGGCTCTTGCAAGGCAAATACAGTATAAATTTCAGTCCCTCCCATTGTCTGAGCATATAATTGATGTAGGCTATCATATATCTCATAAGATAACTGTTGAGCAGTTTCATAATTAGTATTTCTAACTACAATTTGTATAGTAGGTTTTATTATGTCTAAATATGTAGTAGGCTCTACACCCCCTGACTGAAATATACCAACACAATTATCTACATTGGCAGGTAAAGTTCCTATAAATAAATCTGTCCCTAATGTAAGACTTGTATTGCTGTTTATGTAATTGGCTATATCTGTAAGTAATGTCATAGTTTTTTCTTTAATTCACTTGCTAAGACTTGTCGAGCCACTCTATTCCAAGTGCTGATATTCTCTTTTAATGGATTTTCTAAGTATTTACTTTTCCTACCATTGCTCCAATTTCTAACTACTCGGCTTCCATCTCTTCTCATACCCTCGTGCTGATACATTGCATACTTTGTATTATATCCTGTAATCCAATACTGCCCTTCTCGTCTAAAAAACCCTGATTGAGATAATCTCCCACTAGCAAAAGGCACAACAAACCTAGACAATCTAAGCAATTCACCAGCACATATTCTACCCCATTCATCCATAGGATTTATAGTCTGAAGCTTTTTTAAGTTTTTGCTTAATGTATTTTTTTTAATTTTAATACTAGACATACTTTTGGCATAATAGCTTCTTATGGTGAATATTCCCTAGCCTGTCTCTTAATATCTGGACTTCTATCACTCTAAATTCAATATCATCTGCTGTAATTGTATCATCTACTGCTACTGTTGTGTCTGGATATACCCATACCTCTACATCATAATCTAAGGGTTTTGCTTGTAATCCTCTATCTTGTCTATTAGCATATACTAACCTAGCTTTAATATAAGTAACTGTAGTAGTTGGTTTCCCATACTTATTATAAGCAGTTCTAGTGTTTAACTCTATATCTTGATTTAAGTATCTGGATAAATCAATCATACTAGTATGTCATATAGCCTGTTGTATCAATCAAGCCTTGTAATAACTGATTAGCAAGAGGGGAGAATGGCATACCTCCGACTAGTGCAAACCTTACACTATCTGTACCATAAGTCTCAGACAAATCTCCTATTTTGTATGAATTAACTCCTGAGATTATATTTAATATATCCTCATCTTTATATCTACTCAAAAAATATGCCTGTTCTATCTGTGCATTCTTTATCTTTTTATCTATTGGAGATATAAATAACACTTGGCTAGTTGTATCTGGTTGTATATCCCACCCTGACACGGTTGCTGTGCCTGTAGAGCTTGTCCAATCTGTTATAGCTCTTACCTGCCCTCTACCTGTACCTTCTCTAATTACAGCTACTCCTCCATTTAAAACATCATCAGCTAAATACTGCTGTCCTCCTAACTGCAAAACTGACACTGTGGTGCTAGTTGCACTGCTTACATTGCCATAGTATAACCTGTCTATATTAACCCTTGGGAAGGCTAAATTCTGCTCTCTACGGTAGTCTTTATCTGTATGATATACTTTATATCCTTTATACCTTAGTTGATCCATTTGCAAAGCGGCTTGTTTTAAGAAACCTTCTTTTTGTACTGTGGATAACCCAGCCCAATGTGAATAATTCTGCTTAACAGCTAAATAATCATTAGCTTCAGCAATGCTTACATAAGAGTCTTGGTCTGGATGTGATAATATTGTGTTTAATGCCATAATCTTATAGGTTTATTACTATAAGTTTACCATCTGTTGCCTTATCTCATTATATGATTTCCTTAAACTAAATTGACTTGCATACTCTGACCGCTTCTTATCTAATCCTCTTCTAAATTGTCCTTTTTCTGCTTTCCAGTCGTTAAAAGCTTGTCTCATCTGTTTTCTTAATGACTTAATTCTAGGCTCATACCATAATCCTAAATCGTGCTGGTCATAATCCTGCCTATAATATACAGCTTTACTCATATCACAGCCTATCTCATAGCAATATCTCTCATCAAAGTATTCAGCTATCCCGTGTGCATTAGGAATTATAACTGGTGAGCCTACATTCATAGCTTCAAGTGGTGTCATTCCAAAACCTTCTCCTCTAGATGGGAATACAAAGCAATCGTGACTAGCTAATAAGTCTACTAACTGCTCTGGAGTGTAATCTTCTATAATAGACTCTATATTTAAGTTCATATAGGGATAATTATTGCCTCCAATCCCCTTAACTGTTAATTTTACCCATTCTTCTGGATGAAACTCCTGTGTAAAAGCATCTACTACAATATCAAAACCCTTTCTAAAGTCAAAAGCATTATAATGAAGGAACCTAAACACTCTATTCTCTGGTCTTGGTCTGTAAGTATATAAATCTGTATCTATTCCGTGTGGTATAACTATACTATCTATTCCAAACTGATTATAAAATATATCTCTTGCAAACTTGCTAGGTGTTATGAGTAAATCTAATTCTCTGATATAAGGCTCCCAATCTGGTGGACATTTTGTCGACTCAAACATAAAATAACCTATTTTCTTCTTACATCCATCTAACATTGGCACTTGTGGTGGTTGATAATATAAGAAACCTACATCTTGCCCTTTATTTTTGGTCTCTAAGACTATTTCTTTATCTTCTTGGCTAATTCTATACCAAGTGTTAGCTACATTGCCAAAACCGCCTATTTTAGTCTTAAGCGGTGGGGTAGCATAGTATATTGATTTCATATTAACTTATTTCTTAATTCCTTTAGCTTAAGAGCATAATCTAAAGCTTCTTTCCCTCTAGCTCCAAATAATAATAAAGTATAATGTCTAATTTCTTTATTTATTTTAGCATTATGCTTATCTACCCAATTATATAAACTATCTACTTGTTTAGTGATTTTCATACTTGATATGATTAATTATTATATTTTAATTATAAACTAAAAAGAGCTATATTTCAAGCTCTTAATAGTAGGTGAGTAGGGTTATAGATTAAACTGTTCTATAAGCTACTGCTAATCCTTGTCTCATTATAGCAACACCATAAAGGATTTCAGCTCTTGCAAACATTCCTCCTACTTTGGCATCATATCCCATAGTCAATCTTAGAGATAATCCTGTTGCTGGATCATTGTATACTCCTTGTTTTACTCCAAGTCCATCTCCATCAACTGGAAGTGGTCGTACAGCAATAGCAAAAGCATCTCTGTGGAAAGCCATATTTTGTTTTCGTACTGGGCTTCCTCCTGATTGGATTAATTGAGTTTCAAATAATCCTAATCCAGCTACTTTAGGAATTATAGCATCTTGTACTGGCATTGGGCTTCCAAATTCTAGAGCTTTGCTAATATTAGTGTCTTTTAACAAACTAGCATATACATCTTCATTTAATGTAAAAATGAAAGGTCCAGAAAGAGGAGCTTTGTTTTTAACTAAAGTTTTTCTAAGATCTACTAAATCCTGATAAGCATTAGCAGTAGGAGTAACTGAATTTGTTAAAGAAGTTCCAAGGGAAGCAACAGAAATATCTACAGCTTCTAATACTGAACTAATAGCTTCATTGATATATCCTTGTAATACATCTGGTCGTGATTGTGCTCGTCCAACATCTTCAATCAAAACGGTCTTGTGTCTGTGTTGGTTAAGAGTAACTGTTACATCACTGTCAGCAGGAGCAGTATTTGCATATTCAGATCCAGCTACTTTAGTATCAGCAGATCCTAAATCTCCTAAGAAACCAACTTTTACAGCTTCTCCAAATTGTCTTACATCATTTGAAAAATCAGTGTTTACAAATCGAGAAATTCCTCTGTTTGCTCTTAAGGTCTTCATAGCGGTTGCAGCAGCAACTGTAGGAATGAATGAGTCAAGTAATGACTTTGTTATTTCATTGGCCATATTGGTAATTTAATTTATTGTCCTATTAATATTCGTCCTTCTTTTTTAGCTTCGGTTATAGCTTGTATATTCTTAGCTACAAAATCTGAGTCCTTCAATTGTGATTCTTTGAATATAACACCAGTTGAGCTTGAGGAGTTCCCTCCATTAGCGTTCCCAGCATTGCTAGTTGTTTCAGCTTTGAAAAGATAAGGCATTTCGGTCTTGATACGAGTCAATTCTGATGTAAGTCCTGTGATGTTAACCTCACCTGTCTCATCAGTAACATTATCAGTTTCGATAAACTTCATAACTGCTTTTAAGTCGTGAGGATTATACTTTACTGCTTCCTGTATTAGAGATTTTTCAAGATTGCTTTGTCTATACCTATTTTGTACATCCTTTAGCTCCTGTTCTCGGGTCTCTGCAATTTGTTTCCAGTTACCTTGTTCCTCGGCGATTTTGGTTTCGAATTCTGCTAATTTAGCTTTATATTCGTTTCTTTCTTTATTAACCTGGTCAAACCTTGATTTTGGAATTTGGATTTCTTGTTTTGTCTCTTCTACTGGTGTTTCAGTAGTTGTATCTTGAGTGGTTTCGCTCTCCAGCGTTGTTGTATCCTCTGCCATATAATGCAAATTATGTTGATAACATCCGTATCGTGGATGATCCGTTATTCCTAATCTACCATCTGTTGCCTATTCTTGTATATAATCGGATAGTATGTCTAGGCTTTCTTTTAATCTCTCGTCTTTAGTCCTTTTTTTGACCTCTTGGATAGTTTTTATATCTTTGTTCTTGATAGCTTCGTTGATTATATTATAATCTTTAATTCCTATCTTGGTCGTAAACTGCTCATAGGCTTTTAAAATAGACTTAGGACTGTTAGTGGTTAGGTTCTGAGACTTTACATTTTCTTTGGGCTGATAACTCTGGGTTTCGGTATCCCATACCTTGCTTACCTCAGCTAATCCCTCTGTAAATGGTGAGATTGAGTGTCTACAGTTAGCATGTTGCAATCCATTGGCTTTAGCTTCGGCTAAGGTAGTATATCCTCTAGTTCTACCTGTTAGGGATAGCACCTCATTCTCATATGGTCGGCATAAAGCACATTCCCCAAAGTGGTCTGACACTTGTACTAGATCATAACCTTCTTGAATTATAGTATTGCTAGTCCCCTGCCATTGAGCGTCTGTGAGTATACTTCTAGCTAAAGTTGAGGCGTAAGTGTCAATTCCCTGTCTTCTACCTGATACAGACACAACTGCTGTAGCTTGAGATTGCTTTAACACACTAGCCACTCCTTTAGCTATAGCATTCTGGTCAGCTCCTGTGACTAATCCTTTCCCTATCTCAGCTTTTATCTTTTCCTGCTCAGCAAATGTTAAGGCTCTAGTTCCAGTGTCTTGTATCCCTTGAGCTATCTTGCTGGTATATGTATAGCTTTGAGATATAAGGGCATCTAATGCTTCCTGATGTAGACTTACAAATGATTGGTTAAACTCATATACCTGCCCACCTTTGATTGAAGCATTGACTGCATTGTTCATTCCTTCATAGTATAGAGAGGGGATGGTTATGTTAGCCCAAGCCTCTAGCTGTAGATTATACTTATTGGCAATATTTTTAATAGCTCTAGATTTAGCCGACAATGTACCTTTGTCTAATCTATCTGCATATGTAGCAAGGTCAAGATAAGCCTCTTTCACAATAGCTTCGGCTAGTTTAACTTGTATATCTGATTGGACTATCCCTTCGGGTCTAATCCTCTTCTTCGTCTCCGCCATTTATTCCTCTGTTAATTATTGAGAACGGGTTGGCTTTATTCTTAGCGTCTAATTCCTCTTGTATTCTAGTTAGTTTGTCTTGAGCTTCATTGCTGGTAATTCCATCTATATTTGAGATTGCGTCTTCCTTGGTTGTTAGATCATAGTCTAATTTGGCCTGTTCAGCTTGTAGGATTTCTAATTCATCCATAATAATACCATCTTGCCAGTAGATTGTAGGTACTTCAGTCTCAGCTGGTTTTAATCCATCACTAGTCAATTGGTTATTCCTTGCAAATTCAATAGCAGACTCTATAAGTGCTTTAAGTCCATTATCCCAATACATCTGTTTGCGGTGTTTCAAAGATAAAGTTCTTAATAACTTATACTTCAAAGCTCTACCTGACTCTGCTACTCCATATTTAGTAAGTCCAAACAAAGTAGGGGATGATTGTGCGGCAATAAATAACTGTTCTAATAACACATCTATCTGTGCAAATGATGATTCTAGTTTACTATCCCAAACAATATATTCTGGCTTGTCTGCCTCACCTGTCATTGGGTGACTTGGTAGTTCTATCATTCCTAGTTGCTGTCTTGAAACATTCCCGTTGCTATCTAATACACCTTTAGGCACTGCTAAGATTGGGTCTCCGTGTTTGTCTAAGATATGCTCGTTTCTAGATAATCTGTTGTTGATAGCAAAGAATAAGTCCATTAAGTCCTCATAGTCGCTAATCCCCCAAAACTTACCACTCATTCCCCAGTTCTTTATGTGATGGATAAGGCTAAACCCCTGTTCTAAGTTAGTCTTTACTATAGGTTCTATCCCTAGCATATCCATAGAATTATATTCTCCACCTATAACACCATCTTTAAAATCATACACCCGTGTTTCTATCTCTCCTACTCTATAAGTTTCTACTACAATGTATTGCTTCTCATTAATCATTTGGATATAAGCAAGTACATGCTCTTTTACTGGAGCTTTGACATTGTTGTCATTATATACTGGGAAATATACATCTGGTTTGACTGTATCTATCTTAACTTGTCCATCTACAGCTAATATTCTAAGTACTGAGTCTCCTTTATAGCTTGTAACTAAAGCCTCCTCATATAAAGTAGTCCACATACTATTCTCATACCATAACTTGTCTACAAAGTTTTGGTTAGTCTCATTTTCTAACACAATCTTTGGTTGTTCCTCAAATAAAAGGTCAGCTGAGATAGTGCTAATAATTCTAGGATAGGGAAGTACCACATATCTTACAAGAGACATATCCCCTGCAAATTGTTCAGCATAATGCTCTAATCTTTTGCTAAAGGCTATTCTATGGTTCCCTTCGAATAACTTCTCGTAGGTATCATATTTGGCTAATCTGTCTATGTCTTTTTGAGGAGGATATTGCTTCATATATTAAAATCCAAATGGTTTATTATTATATATCTTACCATCTGTTGCCTTTTCAAGTTCCATATAGTCTATACAATACCGCATAGCATCCATAATATGGTCTTTGACTTTGATAGGCATATCCATAGTCTGGCCATCTTTATTCTTTTGCCACCTGTAGAATTGTAACTCTTTGATCATATTGATTGAGGTATTAGTTATATGTATCTTTTTAACTTTAACTGCATTTATACCTCTAATAACTGAGCCTTTATTCTTATAGGCTGGTTTAATATTGTATCCTGCCATATAAATGTCATTTATCTTACCAGGGTCTTCACTATCTCCTACTATAACCGCGTCTCTAGGTATGTTTAGCTCTTGTAGCTTTCTTATAATCTCATCTGAATTAAGTCCTGATTGATATAATAGCTCTTGCACATATAACACATTATCTAATTCTCTTATTTCTACAATAGCAGTTTGATTGTTAAATCCCCAGTCAGCTCCATAATACCGTCTATCATAGCTTTCTGGTAAAGTCTCACATCTTTGCCAATGGGTATAGATTAAATCTTCTGATACTCCCCTTTCTCCTAATCCAAACACTCTCCAAAAGTTTGGATCTAACACTTTATACCTTTCTATCTCATCTATCACCTCCTGAGGTAAAAATGGGTTATCCCTGTAGGTTGATTTTATAACTACACAGTCATCTCTGGTCATAACATCATCATAAATCCAGTGGAATGAGTCTGAGGGGTTGAAGTCTAATGTAATCTCCCCTGTTGTTCTCATAGCTAACTGCCTCCAGTCTTCTAGGGATAATTCATTAGCCTCATTAAGCCACAAATAGTCTCTCTTAGCTCCTCTTTTCTTCTGAGGGTTATCCATACCAAGGAACTCTACCAAGTTGCCATTAAGGTTATATGTCTTTAGTGTTTTGTTATGGTTCTTGCTATCGTATAAGTTCCAGTTAATAAGTATTTCAAAGAAGTCTCTAGCTACAGTTAAATCTAAAGCAGGGGATGTCTTTCTTACAATAGATAAAATCTTACCTTTCTCTTTTAGAAGTTTAAGGATATATTTCTGAGCTATAGAATAAGTCTTAGAACTTCTAGAGCTTCCTTGATTGACTATAATTCTTTTATTAGCCTCCCAGTTCTTTTGGAATACTACTGTCGCTTGTATCTTCATTGTCTTGTATTACAGATAGGGCAGAGCTGAACTTCTAAGCTTAATATTATCTGGCACTTCCTACACTGTTTCTTTTTACCACTTGAGAGTAGAAAGTCTTTGTGAATAGATAGGGTAGAGTCAGTCGCTTCTTTAAAAACCCAAACTCCTTTAAGTGTTCTGTTTTTATCTTTCCATCTATTGATGGTAGATCTATTAACCGATACAACTCTAGCAAAATCAGTTTGAGACCCAAATTCAATAATCTCTCCTGTTTCAATATTAATAACACTAATCGGTTTCTTGTTGTGCCTCATCTTTGTTAGTAAGTATTTCTATTTCGAACTTGTTGTCTATTTTCTCATTCTTGCTAGTAATGTCTGTGTATGTCTGGTTTAGTTTCTTATGCTCATCTTCTCTGGAAGTCAATCTATAAAGTGCTATCTGAAGTGTCGGATTATCTGACTCATACCATTTGTTTCTTAACCCTGATTTTATAGACACAGAATTATCTTCAAGCAAAGTCTTTAATTCGTTAATTTCGTTAGAACCAATAGGGAAGTATTCGTAGAATGTAGGTTTGGATATTGGAAGGTAAGACACAATCTCTTCAATAAAAATAAGGTTGTGCTTGGCTATCACCTCTTTTGCTTTCTCAAATATTTTGTTAATTTCCTTTTGGTTTCTTGCCATAAATTATTTTTTCTTCTTACCTGAATTATTGTATCCTGATTTCTTTTTTGGCATAATGTTTTGATAATTGTTAGTAACTATAATTACTATATCAATTAGTATATTGTTTGTCAATAATGATTATATAGTGGGGAAGTATTGGGTGAGCTAATGGTGACCACTCCCCTACTCTCTCCCCTACCGAGTAAGCATATCAAAAAGGGGGTTTTACCACTCCCCTACCCTATCGTGTATCGCTTTTTTTGGCTTATATATGCCATTTTGCATTTTTACCACTTCTCCGCTATTTTTTAGCGGGGGAGAGGGGTTTTTAGGAGCGGGGGAGTAGTTTACTTACCTAAAATTATTGTTCCTTGCCCATTTTTATCTATAAATTTTAAACTATAATTTTTATAATCTAATCTATCATATCCATAGTAGGGGAAGTTTGTATCGTGAAATATTATATACTGATGTTGATTAAGATTTATTAATTCTTGAACTACCTCACCTCTAAAATGAAATCCAAAATCTACAAAGATTACTTCAGCTTTATGCTTTTTAATTTCCGCCATATAGTTTGCAATTTCTTTATTAAATTCTGGTCTATAACTTCCTTCTGTTTTTATCAAAATATCATCCTTTAAATTTGTAGTTTCTTCTGGTTGCAATTCTATGTAGCTGTGATTTTCTATTTGTGTATATGGGTATGTGTATCTGGATAATTCTATTGAGATTACTTTCTTAAAATTATCTAATAAATAAAATGTACCTTCTCCCCAGCCTAACTCGACTATAGTCATCTTATCTTTATCTGGGATATTATCAAAGGCAACCTGCCAGTCTGTAAACTCATTGATTGTAGTTTCTTTTTTCTGCGACATAATATATATCTTTAGTTATTTTTACCTTGTTATATTTCTGGAGTAGCTTCTCGAGAAACCTCCAGTCCTCACCCTCTCCATTGCTATCAAACTCTGGGAGGTCTTCCCACTTGATCCTATCCATATTGAGGGCAAAGTTTATCCCTACATTTCCAAATCTTAATTCATCTGTTTCATTTGGGACAATCAAATCTCCTTGTTTCATTCGAAATATTATTATATCATAATCATCGTTTAATTGATTAGTCCAAAAAAACCCATCATAATTATAATAATCATCGTCATCAAGAAAAGTTACCCAATCTGCATTTAATGTTTTTGCAATCTGCATTCCTTTATTTCTATTTTCACCCGCAGTGCCTCCCATTATTGGCAATGCCATTGCTTGAGGATCTGTATCATAACAACCATAAGTTATAGATTCTACAGCTTTCTTTAGTGTATCTCTTCCTATTGTGGGTATAATTGTAATTACCATTGTGGATATTTTAATACTTCCTGCCAGTTGTCTCCGTACTTTTCTCTTAATCTACCATTCATCTCTATATTTGCATAGTGGCTATATTCTCCATGGTCTGTTTGTGATTTATGCCCATAGTGATATATTTCTACAGTTTGGATAAGATTAGTGCTAAATCCAGCCTGTTTTGCCCTGTAGCAATAATCTAATTCTATCCCCCAACCTCTAGGCATCCCTGTGTCTAATAGCCCTATTGCCTTTACTACATCTTTGTGGATAATTGGACATACAAATTCTACCCAAGGTACTTTACGATATGTAGCATTTCCTTGTTTACTCATAACTGCACTATGCGGTGAATTTATTATTGGTGAAAATATACCTTTCTTTCTTCTAACTGCATTTTCTAACTGGATTAATCTATCATAATCTAAATCTATATCATTATTACAAATCATAGCGTGGCTAAACTTAGATCGCATAAAAGTTTCTAAAGCTACATTAAAACTTTCTGTAAAATGTGTGCCTAATTTACTAGAATCTACAATAAAAGGTATTCTAGCTTCTAATCTATCCCATAAAACATTGGTATATTCTGTAGAGCTATTGTGATGAAGTACAATTGGGAATATCATATATTATAAATTGTTTAATAAATCACTAGCTGGATGATGATCTTGCTCGTTATTTTGCCAATACTGTTTAAGTTTTTTTATATTTGGATATAACTTTTCTAAATTTTTTCTATGATCTCCTTTAAGAATTAAATATCTATTTGAATTATTTTTTCCATTTATAATAACTATTGCTGTTTCATTTATTGTATATTTATCTATATGCAAATAAGACAAATAAACTTTTCCTTTTTTGTTATCTAATATATATTGAGGGTCACTGTAATACCATTCCATATAATTTATCTTACATCATCTACAAAATTAAAACATTTATGCCCATTTCCTAATCCTGTGCTTACATCTCCTATATGCTGTACTAGGGATAATTTACTAGCATATAATACAACTTCTGGATCTACTTCCTTGATATATGTCTTCAAAGCTAAATCATAAGGCTCTCTACCTATATTTTGAGCTAAATACTCACCAAATCCTCGAGCTGTTTCTATATCGTATAACATTGCCTGAGTTCCATAAAACATATCTATTGGATATTCTGCAATTGTAAGTCCATTAGGTATTTGAGTCCATTGATAACAAGAATACAAAGCTAAAGCATATCTTGGTGTAGGTATATCTAATTTAACTTTGTCTAAATATTGGTCAAACTTTCTAGATAATTTAACATCATCCTCAATAATAAGTTTATCTACGGTTTGTCTTAATGCCACAGAATAGTTATATTGGCTGTCTCGGTGTCTAGTTTCGTCTTGCTTATACTTCTTATCCACTGGCACTAAATCTCCTGCCCTAGGTTGTATAATTTGCCCCTGAGATACATACTGGATATGATAATCCTCTGGTATTGTAGCTACAGTGTCTGCTAAGTAACTTGGTGTTCTATCGCAAGTGAGTATAGTGATTGTTTTCATATTATTTTTTCCAATCTGGGGTTATTATACTATCATAAATCCTCATAACAGCTTCTTCTGGAGGATATGATCTTATAGTTGCTATTACATAATCTTCAATTGCTTTTGCTCTTTCTAGATTTTCAATAACTTGTGGCTCACATTTTTGAGTTACAGTTTCTTTAACAATTTTAGGTACTTCTACTTTCTTTTCAACTTCTACAATTTTTTCTATTTGAACTTCTTTTATAATTTCTACAGGTACTTCTTTTACAACTTCTACGGTCTTTGTTTGGCTTTTACCTATATTATATGCTCCTATAACTAAACCTAAACTTATTGTAGTGAATATTAGTGATTTCTTCATACTTGATATGATTAATTATTACTTTTTTATTATAACATATTTTTGACAAAATTACAATAATATGATATTATATATTTAATCACAGCTGAAGTGAATAAAACAGGGCAAGATAAAAAGGTTCAAAACTTATCTATACAAAATAACTTGAATTAGAAAAGTCTTTTGACGAACCTCCTGAGAGCAATCTCGGGGTTTTGCCAAAGGACTTTTTGGTTTAATAAAAAACAATGAATAGAAATCAGGCATTCCCAATAATATATAGAAAGCTAAAAGAAAGCGGTGTAACAATGGATAGTTTATCTTTGATTGAAAGATTAAAATTATTTGAAACTAAAGTTGAAAATGGAGATATTCAAGATATTCATATAAAAGCAATAGTTAAAAAACTTGTAAGCAATAATAAAGGCTATAAATCTAAATAAGGTTTGTGGCTTTTTAATTCTTTACAGTTCTACGAAGGCGTAGACAAGCTACTTACAAACACCTATCTAAGTGAGGTTTACTCAAAGTCTGCTCACTAAAATAAAACAAACTTAATACTCTTGCCGATATGAGTGGTTGGGGTGGAGTGTAAGAACTTCACTTAAATTCTCCCCAGCTATAGCATATAGAGAGTAGATGTACAATTCTGATAAGATATATCTTGGAGAAATTGGAACATATTTTGAATAGTAAAATAAAGATCATACCTTTAGGAAGTAACATCTCCACTATAATATAAGATATGGGATATATCAGGAATAATTAGATTAGGTAATCACATATAGGATAACTTCTAATAGTAGGAGAATAAGATTGTTTTGCTTAATTTTAGAATTGACAATTATAGATTTTGGAATTATACTTTTATTGTAACTTTTTGTTAGTTAGTTACACCCTAGACAATATAATATGCTGGGTATTCCCGTAGTGGACTATCTGGTTTATTTTTTTATAGATATGTGTTATACTTTTATTACCACAGAATTAGTGAGCTGTGGTTACTTGATATTGATGCTGGTCATCACTCCCCTCTTGGTCTGATGACATTTAATTCAATGAACATTTACTCCCTTTGGGGAGTTTTTGTTTTGACAATTTATAATATATTTGATATACTAACTATGCTTTATAAGATTTACGAAAGATAACATCTTTCTACAAAGACTCTGAGGGAACAGAGTTTTTTGTTTTTTTAAAACATTTGACCAGTAAACAGTCAAACATAAATATTTGACAAAATGTTAAATTTATGTTATTATATATTTATACAGATTGAGACGCCGAGTATATAGTTTACCGAGCCAATCCTAATCAGTATCAAGTATCAGTTAATCACTAAACATATGAGAGCTTTTGGAGAACCTAGTTATAACAGTGACTTAGATGAGTGGCAAACTAATATTGTTTACACTCCAGACCGTGATGATGATGGTGAATATGAAATAGTAGCCTCAGAGCTTAATGAGCGATTACAAAACAAAGCTATTCCATTCCCTTGGGTTATAGCAAATTTTTATAGCTACCTTTACGATGGTAAAGATGTAGTAGTACATCCTAATAGAGTATGTAGCCAGTTATACGATATGATAGCAGTTGTAACTTGGCAGGATCTAATAGATATGCAAATTGTAACTGAGACTGAACTGTTCAATTATTTAGATGAATTAAGCAAATAATATGACAAACATATATCCACAATTAGCAAAGTTCCAGCAATCAGTTGGAACTATAACAAAAGACAGTACTGGACATAATTATAAATATGCAAGTTTTGATAAAATTGTAGAGACTATTACTCCTTTTCTTAAAGAATGTAATCTAGGGTTTACACATACCTTTGATACTTCAATGGACGGTATAGATATTATTTGTACACTGTTTAGCACCAAAGAAGATGTTGAACCTATAGTTTCTCGAGCTACACTGCCTAAAGAAATGATGAGAGGTATGAATGCTTCTCAATCAGTTGGAGCTAGTATAACTTACTTTAGAAGATATACATTATCTGCAATATTAGGGCTTGTGACTGATGAAGATACCGACGGAGTAGCAAGTACACCCCCAGCTAAAGAAAATACTTCACAAGGGCAAAATTCAAACGATGACAAGCCTTGGCTTAATGTTAAGTCTGAGCAATTTGCTAAAGTCTTAGAGCAAGTAGGTAAATACAGTCCAGATGACCTTGTAAAAATGGCTCGTATGAAATACAAGGTAAGCAAGACAACAGAACAGGCTATTCGAGATAGCTACCGAGACAATTATGAAGAAGTAATAATAGTAGATTAAATTATATGGAAAAGAAAATATTGTACAATGGAAATAAATCTATATATGCCCAAATGCATAAAGATTTTGTATTATATGATAGTAATTTTAAATTAAATAAAAAATATAGAGAAAGTATAAATAGTACAAGTAAAGAAGAGATTTTAGATAAAAAAATGGCAAAAAATCAAGAAATTGCAAAAGATATAATATTAAGAAATAATGATGTTATTTTTAACGGTAAAACATATATGTGGATATATTTAAATCAATATACACATTATTTTGGACCAGATGTAACTATAAGAGGGCATATATTAAATAAAGATGAAATTTATTCTATTAAAAATGAAAAAACTAAACCATATGAAAATAATGACGACGATAAAGGATGGCATTGGGGACGGGGATTAGTTGGAGAAGTTTTTGGTCAAATGTTATATCAAATCGATGGTCATTGGATACCAGAATTATATGAAAATATAAGTGGATATAAAGTTGTACATAATATGACACAAGGAGATTTTATTATCCCAAAAGAAAAAAGTTTATTAGATAAAATTATACAATTATTTAAAAATTAAATTATATGGCAGATAAAATATTTATAGGAAAAATAGAAGTTAAAGAAACTCAATTTGGAGAGATAATCAAGATAGGTTTCTCTCCAGAAGATAGAGAAAAGATGAAGCAATATGCTAATGGTATGGGTTGGATCAACATCTCTATTTTAAACAGTAAGAAAGGTGGCAAATATGCAGTTGTAGATGTATACAATGCAACCGCTAAGCCAGTAGCCCCTAAACCCGTTCAGGAAGATAATGATCTAGACCTTAGCGTTATCCCATTCTAAAGATATGAAAGAAGTAGACATAATACTCAAAAAAAAGATTAGAGACATTAATATCCCAGCCACTATAAACCGCCGAGATAAGATTATTATAGAGGCATATAACAGGGGAGCTAATATTAATCTTTTAGCTCAAGAATTTGGACTGACAAGACAACGAATATATCAAATTATTAAATTAGCTAAATAACTTTATGAAAATAAAATATATACATTGGATAGAAATAGATGAAAAACATTATTTGTCGATAGGAAAAAAAGCACCTTGGAATAATAAATTTCAAATTAGAGTTCCGTTATTTATAGCAAAATTATTAAATCATATAATATAACCTTATGAAAAACCTTAAACTAGCAATCGAACTTTGCCAACATCTTAAAAAATGTTTGGAAACAAAACAAGAATTTGAACTAAGAATAAAAAAGTCTAAAGAAAAAAATCCAGATTTGAAATGGTCTTGGGACCACGAAACTAAAGTTAAAGCAGATATGAAAATAAATAAAAAAATAACATTATCTGAAATTAACAGAATTAGAATAATGCTTAATGATATTATTAAATCACTATGAAAAACCTTACATACGAACAACTAATAGAACTCGCCCCTAAAGATAGACCATTTCAGATTGAGACAGAATCAGGTTTTAATGGCTATAATGAATCAATTATAACCTGGGCTAGAATAAATCCTAGTAAAGAAGAAGAACTAGAAACTTGGTATGGGTTTGATTGGCTTTGGAAGCACACATACAAAGGCACATTCACCCTCATAGACACAAGATACCAGAAGCCAGAAGTATTGAAAGTAGGGCAGAAAGTGAGGATATTAGAAAGTGCAAGAGATGTAGGATATTATAGAACAAGTAAAAACAGTAAAGAAATTACAAATCAAATTGGAGAATTAAATATTATAGATAGAGTTTTAGATGATGACTATGGTATTTATTATGAAACTAAAAAAGGTTATCGCTTCCCCCACTACTGCGTAATGCCAGTTGAAGATGATGAAGTACAGGAAATCCCAGAGTTAGAAAATACATTGGAGCAGTTAGACAATTTGGTATCTAAAGCACAAGATATTATTAGCAAGTATAAAAAATAAGTATGAAACTAGCATTAGCAATATTAAGTGAATATGTAAATACCATAATCAGAATTATAGGATTTATAGCTTGGCTACCTATCCTTATAGCAGGACTTGTAATTGCACAAATATTAGCTTGGTTTAAGATATAAATATGAAACACCCAACATCAGCAGACTTACCTCCCTAAGGTCGATAGGTAAACTGCAATCTCAAGTACACATTAATTAATTAATATCACTTATATGGCACAAAATAAAGCAAAATCAGACAATTTATTAAATTCAATGGCTCGTATAGATTTCTTAGTACAAGAAGGCTACAGCAAAAAACAATTAGCTCAAATGTCAGGAATTGAATATGGTACATTTCAAAAAATATCTATAGGATTTTCTAAAGATATCCGTAAAGATAATCACGAAAAGATTAAAAAACTTCATTTAGATTATATTATAAATAGAACTAATGATCTATTAGATGATGATTTAGTTATAGATAGCAAAGATGCAGAAAAAGGAGCTAGAGAAGTAGCAATATGGTTAGGAATTACAGCATCAATTGCAATATTAGCACTTGTAGGACTAGGGTTCGTTGTAAAATATATAATTAGTTTATTTTAATATATACTATTAAAAGGAGGGATATACAAGCCCTCTTTTTATTTTGTGGATAAAAACTATTTGACCAGCAAGCAGTCAAAGTTTATAAAAACATTTGACAAAATGTAAAATTTATGATATTATTAAAATGTAAGGTTAAGAGATACAGCGAGCCGTATATATAGAAACGAGCCGACACCATCAAATAACCTCAACAATATCAAGTAATACACTAAACTTATGAGAAACTGGCTATTTACTCCATTCAACGACCTAGAAGACCGTCCAATAGATGTTATATCTTTTTTTGTACTATTACCAGCTTTGGTATATGTAGCTTATATGTTATTAGAAATATATGGATAATATATATATTAAGATCCAACAAATAGAAGATAAAGTGTTCCAGGAAGTAGACCAATATTTTAGAGACAATATGTTCAAAACTAGAATATTAGACAACCTTTTAGACAAATGTGCTAAGATGACAAATGAACTTACTGAGAAGTATATTAACTTATATATTAAATAGTATGAAAGAGATTAAGTTTCGAGGATACAATGAAGGTTGGCACTATGGATATTATGTAAGAATGGCTAGAGCTTTAATCAACGGCGAAGTAGCTATCAATTTATATCAATGTGAAATTGCAAACTACATTATTTACGATAAAGATGGTCAATTAAACATAGTAGAAATTGAAGACGGTAGTCTTGGACAATACACAGGACTTAAAGATAAAAATGGAGTAGAGATTTATGAATGGAATTGAAACTCAAAGATTATATGCAATAAAAAAAGGAATTACAAATAAACAAATTATTGAAGCGTTAGAATATATAATTGTAGTTTATAAAGAAGAATTAAATAATTAAATGCTTATGATATAATAAGTACAGCACATTAAAATATAGAGTTCTCAATGGAGGGGTGGCGGAATATAAACGCAAGAGTTCGGTTTAATATTACCGATTGATAAACAACCTCTGATAGCAGGTGAAACTATCTTGCAATGGTGAAAGTCCATTGCCCCTTCCACTGAGAACTTTATATCTCAAACACTGATTATGTCTGTTGACTCGAAAGAGTATTATCATTAACTTAAACATATTAAACGATTAAAAGATTGTAAACTACCTAAAAAAACTATCACTAGATACAAATGGAATTTATTGATAGCACTGTACTGTTTACTATTTCTATTCTGGATATTAAAATATTCTGAAGCAATAGCTGAACCTTATACACCAATTAAACAGGACTTTACCAAATTAGAGAAATTAGAGACTATATCTATACCAAAGCCTATACAATCTATCCCTAAACCTAAAACTCTTGCAAGAGAGGCAAAAAATGACCAAATAGCATATAATAGAAGCTGTTATGACTATGTAGATGAGATGGCTACCAAATATAATGTAGATGGAGACCTTATGAGGAGGATTATAAAAGCTGAGAGTGGAGGTAATCCAAATGCAAAGAATAAGAACTCTACTGCCTCAGGTTGTAGCCAGTTTATAAAATCTACTTGGGAAGGTACACTAAGACAAATGGGTAGAGAATATATATCCCCTTTTGACCCTAAGACAAATGTAGAAGCTATGGCTTTTAAGATATCTAGAGGAGGTATAAATGCTTGGAATGCTAGTAAAAGTAAATGGAGTAAATAGTATGAAAAACTTAATATATAATCTTAGACTTGCACTATTTGGATTGCTGTTTGGTTTAATAATAAAAATTATTCCTAAAAAATGTATAAAAACTTGGCAATGGATAGCAATAATGCCATTTGAAGATTAAATAATTAAACTTATGAAAAAAGATATACTTAAAGAAAATATAATAGATGTTTCTACTGCTGAAACTTTTTATAAACTACCTAATTTTAGATATAGATTAAGAGAGGTAGAACACGGAAAAGAATATAGTTTTGAAAATGGTATTTATAAGAAACTTGAATTGATGTTACAGCAAGAATATCAGGGTTCATCAGGTAAAACAAAATGGGAATGGGTTGATTATCAATTTATAGAGCCTGAAGATTAAAGAATTAACTATAAACTTATGGAAGAGAGAGCTAAATATACTAAAAAAAGATATTATTAAAGTATGGTACTAGAAAAAAAAGAGGGGTCAAGTGAGACCCCTTTTGGGTTTAGATGTTGTAATCTGGAGCAATGTATCCAGAGTGGAAGTTTTGTTGCATAGGAAGGTGCGGGATGTACTCAGGATCAGATTTAGAAATAGGACGAACATTGAATAAAGTGTAATTCATTAAGGCATATCCTTTAACAATATAAGTGTCAGTACAATCCAAATCAGCACAATAATACTCTTCATAAGAGTCAATCTTGCGAATAAAGGTTTCAAATCTAACATACCTTAATTGACCTTCGCAGATGATGTTAGCCCTATAAACATAGAGCTGACGAACTGGTTTGGGAAAAAGCGTTGCCATTGTTATAGTGGCAATTGGACACTTATATAATAATATGTAATAATAAATTTGTCCAATACAAACATTTTGTATGGCTTCCGTCAAATCTTCGGTAAGACATGCAATAAAAGAAGATTACGATTACACTTGCCAATTCTGTTTTGAACAACTCCCTCCAAATAAACTCCAAATTCATCATATTATAAGGCGGAGGGACTCAGGCACAAATCATTACTCCAATTTAATCCCCCTTTGTTCGCACTGTCATTGTCTAGTCCATAAGCACAATTACACTCACAATCCTAAAGGGAATAGGATAATGTACCTTAGCTATATATACTCACCAGCACCACACTCATTCCAGAGAGTTGTCGTTTGATTACTCTCTTTTTTCTTTATAAAACAAAAACCTACAACCGCTCAGATGTAGGTAATTGTTTAGCTTTAAGATCTAGGTGTACACCAATTAGACATTAGTCTAAAGATTTGAAACTTAATAGCTATGTATATATTATATCATATATTTTCTAATACTAACAATTAAAATCTTGATTAAAATAACGATAATAAGAAAAATCCATATGATAACAATTTTCACACTTTAACACTTGTATTTTATCATCTTCATAGAATAAAACAAAACTATGAGAACTAATTTGAAAACCACCCTTTGCATTTATTGCTTCTATTTCTTTGTCCTTAAATAAACATTGAATACATTGAGTAGCATTTGGATTATATCCGTGATAATGTTCACATATAGCAAGATTATTAGAAGTAAATAACTTTTTCATATACTTTCTAAATCATCTATCGTTTTGCTGGGGTCGGGAACACGATTGTCTTTTTTACTATAATCTCTAGGAGCTAGTCTTGCATAGACAAACATTCTAATTTGCTCATATTCTGGAATTATCCAACTATCTTGCTCATAAATTTTAGCCATAATTTCATCTAATTTGGCTTCAAATTCTTTTTTCTTATCTACTTTTTTTAATCCCATATATGTTTTCTTAAATATTCTCTACAAGCATCATATACTAATTCAATTTCACTTTCTAATATTGGAAGTGCTACACCTTCATCTTCTCCACCTTCTAATATTATATAGCAAGTATCATCATTAGGATTTTGTGGAAGTAATTTTTCTACTTTAGCTATTCTATCATTCATACTTATTTATATACAAAAAATATAAAATCGTGCAATAAAAACAATGAGATTATAATTTTTACTATATCCCATTTATTTATTTTATAATTGTCTTGTATTCCTTTTGCCATTAAAATTGAAAAAAATAAAACAGGAATTCCAAAATTTATTAAAATTCTAATAAAATTTATTAAACTTATTATATAATTTTCCATATTTATTTACCTTGTTCTTTTTTCCAAGTTTTAAAGTCAGCCTCAACTGCTTGTTTGAATTGTTCTTTACTTCTATACTGCCCCCACCAACGAACAAAGTTTCTAAACCCACCTTTGTCATTCCAAGCAAATTCTCCGTCCTTATATCCGTATTTATGGGCTATAAATAATACAGGATATGCTAATAGTATCTCATAGTTTTCAAAAATTCTAGTTTGGAACTCTTTTCCTTGAAAGTTAAACTCTTGTGGTTTTGGTTGTTCTGGCATAGTAGTTGAATATTTAAGTGTTAATGGGTCAATAAAATTGCTAAACTGATTTATATTAGTTGGTACTCCCTTAAAGATGTCAATGTGGCTATGTGCCGCTGTGCTAGTACCTGTATTCCCAGAATATGCTATTAAATCTGCTCTTTTTACCATACCGTTGTGTTTAACAGTTGTATTCAAATGCATAATCCTTACACTCAATCCTGTATTAGTAATAAGTGTAATCATCAATCCACTTTGTTTGCCAGTAGATATTTTTATAGAACCATCTGCTATGGCATATACTGGAGTTCCTACTTTACAAATATAGTCCTGTCCTAAATGTCTTTGTCCAGTAAGGGAACCAAATCCAGCAGGGTAGCGTTGACCGTGCTTAAATCCTATTTTGACAGGGTCTAAATGTAGCGGATGGTATATGTAATCTTTCCAGCTTTTTAATTCCATAATTATGTTTCTATATGCTTATATATATCCTGATATTGATGTATAAAGAGTTTTCTTTTAATCTTATAGTCTGAGGTTTTCATTCCTTTTACATCTTCCACTATTATAACACCATTCTCTAAATACATAAAGTCAGCTACATATTCAATAGCTCTCTCTTTCTTGCCTGTATGTATGTTCTTAAACCCCTCCTGAAGCATAAAACAAGGCTGTAAAGACAAATGTTGTATGTGACCAGCCCTTTCTATTATTTTTAACTCTTGATACCTCTTAGCCTCAGCTTTTGAGTCAAAAGTAATCCCATCTATAACTGTCTTTTTAGCTTTGTATTTTGAGTAAAACATTTTTATTTTTTATTTTTAATATAATTATTTACTAATATCTCTAATATTTTAGGACTAATCCGAGACCCCTCATAATCAGTATGCACACTATAATTATATATATTATCAGCTAACTCTTTATAATCTTTAGACATTGTATTATATATTTTATCTATATATGCTTTTGTTTTTTCTTGTAGTTCAATAAAAGCATCTTCAACTAGTTTAGCTTTAATTTTTTCTATTTCTTGCAAAATTAGATCTTGATTTTTTGTTTTTAGTATTTCTATATCTACCAATAAATTTGGATTAGAAATATAGCTAACATCAGTATCCCATTCATTATCAACATAAGAACTTATATAACAATATTGTTTATTATGTTTATATGTAATCTTAAAATTTTTATATATTTCTGAGTGTTTCATACTTGATTGGTTAGTTATTACTTGGCAAAGACGGTAGGAATTGAACCTACAACAATAGTTTTGGAGACCATCGTTATACCATTTAACTACATCCTTCGAAATTGCCCCCCTATAAGTACATCGTATAGACAGCTAGTCTTGTCGAAGACCTATAGAGGGTGTTTTACAGGAGCGACCCAACCATATCTCTTACTGCAGGTGAAAGATATGGACATACTATAACTATATCACACTTTATAACTTTTGTCCATATAGACCATTTTGTTGACATCACCGCTATGGTTTTAACCTTTATTTAAGCCAAAACAAAAAAGCACAAGGTGAATCAATTCTTGTACCTCTTTGTATGAGTGATGTGTCATATCCACTTAAAAGAACAGATACATTTGTGGATAACTATATTATCCTATATTTTATTTAATTTGTCTAGTTTAATTGTTGATAATACACTACAGAACCTGCAAGAGCAGTTATGGCAGAAGAAGCAACCTCAGAAGCAAATCTAGCTATAACATTACCATCAGCAGAAACGGTTATCATACCTTCTATTATAGCCCAGTTGCTTCCAGTTGTAGCTGAGGTAGCGTTAGAAGCTGCAGGTAAATCATAAGCTGTATTTTGTGTATTTCGTGTAGTAGTAGTTGTAGTTAAAGAATACTCAGATATATAATTAAGTCTAGTAGTAGAAGGACCGTTAATTGCCCACCTAGAACCAGTAGTAGTTGCAGCCGCAGAATATTGAATTTGAAAATTAAACCAATATGTTTTATTGGCAATTACTGGGAAAGATAATCCAGTTACATCTTGAATTGTGTTAGCTGTTGCATTGTTATTGACTACATCTGAAGCCAATACACTAGCCGAAGTAGAAGATGAAGTGGGTGAATTACCTTGATTGATAGATGATTTTCTACCTCCAGAGTTAGCATATACTTCCCAACCCAACATATCTGTATATTCCAATCTTTCATTTTGAGACAAAACAGCTCTAATAATATCATATTCTGTACCTCCAACATCTTTTTTTACAATAACTGTATTTGTTGTAGAGCTAGTATTGTTAATTGAAATCATTTTTACTTGCCTTTGAGTAGAAGAAGCAGGAGCTGATAAAATGGTTGTATTTGTAGCAGTTGTAATTAAAGCATCTTGAGTTCCTAAAGTTCCTCCAGTAGTCGTGTGGTCTGTAAAAGATACAATTACATCTATATTAGATGTAGATGATGTATTAAGTTCTAGTATTTGATTTGTTGCTGTTAATGCAATCATATTTTATATTCTTAATGATATTGCTGATAATAATTGTGGATAAGTGAAACCACCCCCACCCATTGATTCTATCTTATCTCGGATAGCGTTTTTTGTAGGAACAGTTGTATTGCCGTTCCAAGTAGTAGCGTCATAAGCGCCATCAGGCACTTGAACAGCCCCATAAAATGTACTATTAGCTGTATTTCCAACTCCAAAATCTGCAACATCTGTTCCATTATTTGCTTCAATAATAAGTCCAGCCGAAGATGAAGCCCTTGCCTTAGGTGAAACAACTTCTCCTCCTACAGTTAATGTATCTGTAGCGGTATCAAAAGTTAAGTTGGCATCTCCCTCAATAGTTCCATCACCAGTCCATACACCTACCTGATTATTGACAGGAGTACCGACCTTAGAAACATCTCCTGAACCAGCTGGGGTATAATATCCTAAAGCTCCACCAGATACTCCAAGAAATGAGCCATTAGCTCCTTGTGCAAGTCTAGTAGTAGCCCCAGCAACACGAGCTATAATATCTCCATTAGTTGTCAATGGGTCAGCAAATCCTGAACTAGGTGCTGCAAAAGTACCATCCCCTCTTAAGAAAGTAGTAGTATTATTGGGTGGAGTTGGAACTCCTCCTCCTACAGTTGAGGTCATTGTAGCTACACTTGTAGCAGCTATTGGGGTAGAAAATGTTTGTACCCCAGTAAATGTATTAGCCGCATCAGTACGAGCTAAATTAGCGTCAGTAACAGCAGTATTAAATTGTGCCAAAGTTCCTGTAATACCTACAATAGATGTTTGGTCTCCTGTATTTGTACCTGATATAGTTGGTTTATTTAATATTTGAGCATCTCCTGAGACAGCATTCCAATCAGCATTTACATTAACTTCAGCTCCAGTAGCAATCCCTGCTAATTTAGTTTCTTGAGCTGTCGTAAAAGAAGCAGTGGTATTTGTAAGCACAGTTGCTATAGGTTGTTTACCATCTAAAGCAGCTTGAGTAGCACTAGATATAGGTTTGTTTAAATCAGAAGTATTATCTACATTGTTTATAGCTAATATAGTTTTTACATCAGCAGGAGTTATGTTCTCCCAGCGAGTAGCTTTTCTAACTAAAAAATCATTTGTAGTTTTATTATTTATATATACATCAGATAACTCTTCTAACTCCTGATAATTCTGCACTCTAATATCTATTTCACCAGCATTTCCATTAGAAGTTTTTATAACAAATCCTAACAATACACCGTGATTAGGTGCTGTAGGTATTCCAACTCTATATCCACCAGCAGTTGTTTCAGATAGATATATAGTATCTCCATCACTAAATGTAGCAGTTGGCACAGTAGATAGTCCTGTCAATCTACCATTTTGAATAACAAACCCATCATTACTTGAAGTTATGGTTGTGGCTGCAATTCCAATAGTATAAGCAGAAGTAGCTTCTACATCAGCTCTTGCCAATTCTACAGTTAAATGATTACCAGTTGATCCTACAATATATACTGCTTGTCCTTTAGTTATAGTCCCAGAGGTAGCTTTTCTAACCTTTATAAGCAAATCTTGATTAACTTTAGAAACATAAGTACCAGTTGTAACTGTTGCATTTTCATCCATATTTTGGATTGTCCAAGTTTCACCAGCTCCGGATACAACAATATCTCCTTTATCTCCGTCAGTGACACCGCCACCACCACCGCCTGTAATATT